TTGTACCTGTGTGATAATATAGTCTAATGGTCTGGACATGATATATCCTCGCTCCTCGGGTGTAACATAGACAAATTCTGTGTCCAACGAGAATTTATTGATTGAAGCTGTTACGTCACTAATACCCTCCGCATCGGCTGCACCTATATTTCTAACCATTTCATCAAGGGGTCTTGTTTTGATACGAATCTCGACTATCTGTTTCGTTAACGCACAAGTGGGTATAGCCAGGGAAGGATTTCTATAAAAATAGAATGGAAGATCGAGAAAATATGTGTATTCATTTGCGTAACTTAAATAATTTCCGTGTCCAGTGAGGAAATAGAGTGTCTGTTCGATGTCATCATTCGTACTGTTAAGTTGTTGGTACATGTAAATGTATTCGCCTGTGATTTTTTCAATTGGCTGCCCACCGATAAGGAGCTCAGCGTGTTCAATGAGATGAGTAATCACAGATGGTGACCAGACCATGTCATTTTCACCACCATCATCTGGTTTTGGATCACTTAACGTCACTTTAAGAGTCATGTTTCTCAAAAGATCACCTTTGTCACCAGGAATTCTACACGTGACTGTCTGTCCAAAATCAATGTTTCCATCAAACTGACTCTCTACAAAGTCGAAGGCAAACTTTGTATGTCTTTTGAAATTCATCAGAAAGTATGAAAATTGTGGTTCACCTGTGAGCCATTCATCTTGGATTCCTGTGGCGGCAAGTCTCAGACGGCCAGCCATTCCTACTTTATATGAGTAAAATTTTGGTAAATAAAACGAGACACTACATTAGAATGAATCTTCAGTTGAGGAAATTCAAACCCGAGACGATATCAGACGACAGGGTGTGTGTTTTCATCGGTAAGCGTAATACGGGTAAATCGACTCTCGTGAAGGATATCATGTTCCATAAGAAACACCTCCCAGCTGGGATTGTTCTCTCAGGAACTGAGGAAGGTAACCATTTTTATTCCGATTTCATTCCTGATCTCTTCATTTATGGTGACTATGATAGAGACGCTATAGAGAGGGTGATGGCTAGGCAGCGCAAACTGGTGGGTAATGGTAAAACAAATTGTGGGGCTTTCATGTTACTTGATGATTGCATGTACGATTCAAAGTTCCTCAAAGATACGTGTATTAGGCAGTGTTTCATGAATGGTCGTCACTGGAAAATCTTCTTCATGTTGACGATGCAATATGTGATGGACTTACCACCAGCTTTACGTGCCAATGTAGATTATGTGTTTATCCTCAGGGAAAACATTATTCAGAATCGTGAAAAGTTGTACAAATCATTCTTTGGAATTTTCCCCTCATTCGACATGTTTTGTAAAGTGATGGACGCCTGTACAGAAAATTACGAGTGTCTCGTGTTAGACAACACAGTCAAGTCTAACAAGATTCAGGATTGTGTATTTTGGTACAAGGCGACTATCAGGAAAAACTTCAGGGTCGGTGGTCCAGATCTATGGAGGTTACACAAAAAGATGTACAATCCCAGACATCTTCAGCAAAAGGAGGATGATGCTAAGAAGGCGACGAAGAAAACGAACCTCAAGATCACAAAGACAAAGTAATATGCGTCTGTTTAGATGAACCAAAAAAATGGGGATATATTAAATGGCTTCAGATCAAGTGAATACCATGAATTTATCCGATGATGGTGAGGGAATGGTTCCTTTGGATCAAAATCCATCCACGTCTTTTGTACCTGAAAAAAATATGAGTCAAAGTAAAGAGACGACGATGGATTCTACTCCCATTAATGATATTATGATGGAACCTCCCATGATGACCGATGAGCCCAAAATGCAGGGTATGATGCCCCAGATGACCGCCCCCCAGCCCCAGGCTGCCTATCCTACCCCCCAGGCTCCCCAGCAGCCCGAGAACAAGAACCCCCCTAACCTCACTGATGAGCAACTCACCGCCCTTTTCGTTGCGGCGTGCACTGCCATTGCCGTGAGCAAGCCCGTCCAAGACCGTCTTGCGACCTCTATCCCCAAGTTCCTTAACGAACAGGGGGGTAGGAGTGTTGTTGGTCTCGGCGCTACTGGAGCGGTCGCGGCTGTTATTTTCTACATCGCTAAGGATTACATCGTCAAGCCCTGATTGGTTGGTGTTTCCCAACCCATATTACTATAGATAGATGTATCGATACCCGCATAATATGTAATTAGGGCACCCGCTGTGAATGTCCCCACGAGCAAGGCACTCAATTTAAGTTTCTTGCTATTGGAAGCAGCGGGGTCCTCTACGGCTTCTTTGGTATCACTGAATGCCATGTTTAACAAATACGTGAGAATGAAGGCAATCACCGTAGACGCCAGGAAAAAGACGCGGTCTACTGCAAGGCGAGGAATGCTTCCAACGATGAGACGAAGCATGTTTGGAATGACAAGAGTCATCCAAATGATATTCACGATGTAGTTATTGGAAAGATTTGGTACCATGGACATAGCATAAATGGCTATCCAGTACGCTATCGCTATGAGTAGAACACTCACAGGTGTCTTCATTTGATATTTACATAGATTATTTATCCTGAACATGTTCTCCACAAAATTCCGTCTTGTTGGGAATCTTTTCATAAATACCTATTTCCACACAAATATCCCGAAGTTCTATGTAGTTGTTCCAAAATTGTTCGGAATGATCGTATTCCTTGACCGTACAATGTGCCAATTCATGGATGAGTACGTGGAAAATTTCATTGGTCTCACCGTCTAGACACACTGCAATATCCCCTCCCTTATTGGTGTTGTAACCAACTGCACCGTTCATTCGTAAAACCCCAGTGATGGGAATACACTGTACGAGCATGTGAAACTTTTGGTTGTTCGTCTCGTCCAAGTGTTCCCTGAGGATACGATACTTTTCCTTGACTTCAATTAATTTTTGTGGCTCCCGAGTCTGACTAAGTATCCATACATTTATGATGAGGAGTAAAAGGAATGCTATCATCTGTTATAGACAAAGATAAATTTACTATACAATTCTGAGATTGGGTTCCCTCTCAAACCCTCCCAAAGTTGTAACACAAACCCCATATCTTCTAAATGTGTCACGAGCTGATCTTTATACGCAACTGGTTCTGCCTTTGGTCCATCTGCGTAATATGGTGTATCCGTCAACTGCACGAATAGTTTTTCGCCAAATCCACCATTACCGTATTCTTTCATTTTGAAAAAATTTCCCATCTCATCGGCGAATGGTGTTTTGAATATAATTTTTTCCGAATCGGGTATGATACCGATCAAATGTCCACCAGGTTTCATACGCTTTTTAATTTCTCTGAGAGAGTTCATGAACAATGTTTTTGATGCAAAAATATAATGAAGTGAAAAATTGAAACAAATAATATCAAATTTTCTGTGTGGACAATTATGAATATCACCTTCATAGAAATTCACTCTCATGTGCATATTTTTCGCTCGTGATCGAGCCTCTTCAAGGGCACTTGGCTCTGGATCACACATGTTAATATTCACTCCACACTTGTGCCATTTCTGAAGATCACCACCGAATCCACAACCGACATCAAGAATGTGTTGTCCTTTATGTGCTACACTTTGAATCAACACTCTCTTTGCGTCATTGTGATTCTTTCGAATCTCTTCCATAGTTCTTATTATTCGTTTTCCTTTAAAAGACTTAGGTGGCTTAAAGTTTTGCGTACTCATGTAGATATAATGTCTCTTGAAACCGATTACACCACCGTACCTGGACAGATTTTCGCTTGCCTTTCGATTATTGGCCCTGAGGCGCCTCAGAAGAATGATAAGTTTGGCATCAAGATTCGTGGTGCCTTTTCGACTCGAGATGAAGCGGCTAACCATGCCAAGCGTCTTCAGAAGGAAGATCCCACTTTCGACATCTATGTTGTTGACATGTACAAGTGGCTGTTGATTCCCCCAGATCCCACAAAGATTGAGGATGTGCATTACACCAACGAGAAGCTTGAGGAAATCATGACTGGATACAAAGAGAACCAGGCTCAGGCTGCTCGTATGTTCCAGGAGCGCAAGGCGGCGATGACTGCTGGTGCGAATCAGTTTACTCCTGGTGATGAGAACTCGAAGTTCTACACCAAGCCCGATGAGCCACCGATCGCTCACCCAGCCGAGGTTCTCGAGCGTCTCAAGAAGGAGAAGCCCGATACTCCCATGGAGGAGCTCGTCAAGGAGGCTGACGCTATCGTAGCTGCCGAAATTGAGGAGCGCCAGAAGAAGC